GATGCTGCTAATGTTTCAATTAATACTTTAGATATAGGTTTTGATGCGCAAGGGCGAACGGTGTTAACTAACGACGCTGCTAATATGCGAAAAGCAACGGCGGTAAGTAAGACGATGACAGATGCTTTTAATAAAGTCAAACCCAGTTTATTTAAAAGAATATTCCAAACCTTTGCAAGGATATTATCTCTAACCGGATTGTTAAAGGTAGCGCAAGGAAATCCGGTTGATGACTTGATCAATAAGAGCGCAGCTGAAATACTATTCTTAAGATATGGGTTTGATCAAAAGACCGGAGAGATTCGCAGGGAATCATATTTTGATTCTATTTTAGATATAAACCCGGTAGTCAATAAGACCTTAAACGATATGTTTAAGAGTATTCAATCCGGGCAGTCATTAAATGATTTTAGAAAACTATTCGCTCAAAACTTTTTGACCAATACGACTGGTGGGTATTTAACGCAGTATTTTGACAGGTGGACGCAGGATATTTATATGCAAGTAAACGCAACCGCTAATTTGCAGTATGCGATTGAGTTAGGACAGGATCATGCTATTTATGCCGGGACAGAGAAAGACAATACACGGTGCTTTTGTAAAGAGCGAATGAATAATATTTACACTAAAGATGAAATGTTGGGTTGGAATAGGTTAAATTGGGCAGGTAAGATACAAGGCGGTAATGTTTTGATTGATCGAGGAGGGTATAGATGCCGACATATTCTAAATTGGATGAGTAAAGAGGCAGCCGAGATAACAGCACAACGCAGGGGAAAGATTATAAACCAATACAACGAGAATGTATGCTAAAGTTTTTAATTCCGGTAAAGATGACATTTGAGGATGGTGAAGAAATGTTTGACCTTATTTTGGTGGCTAAAAGCTATAAAGAGGCGGTGAGGACGGTCAAAGTGATAGCGACAGAATTAGATGCCGAAAGTTATACTGCGAATATCTATATGTATGTAAAAGAGATGACAAACGAGGATAGTTATTTAATACCCGAAATTCATAATTGATGTTTTTATCCGATTGGCAGGTATATTTTGATTCAGAATTAGGTCTTAAAATGGTTAAGCCTTTGAATGATGACTTTGTCTTTGCTTTAGAGGAAAAGGATAAAAAGGAAAACCTACGATTAAACTTAAACACAACACTAATATTCACAGGGGATGACTATCAATATCTTCAAGAAGCGGTCGTTCTAAACCAATGCCCGGAAATTGATGTAATAATCAAATACAGGTTTCAAGAAGTGTGGAGGGGGTTTTTAAATCCACGAAAAGGAACATACAATCAAGACATTTGCAGGGTAGAGATTAAACCAACGCCAAAGGATGCGCAATATTGCATTGATAAGATTTTAGACAAAGAGGTAAACGTTATCAGTCAAAATGTATCTTACCCAGCGTATTTCGCTTTTCCAAATTCAGTATTTAATCTACAATCATGTGAATTAGGGGAGTTTGATAATGTAACGATAACTAACGAGGGATTGATTTATTCAATCAATGATCAACCGGACTTTAGCGTTTGCGGACTGGGTGATGAAAGCGGTTGGAGTAAGTTTATTGAAACGGTTTTAATACTTCAAGTTAACCCAAATAAAACATTTAAAGTTAGGTTAACCATTACTTATTCAAGGGAGGAATTAACGCTTGACTGTAATCAAGGGCAAACCCCTGCAACATTTTTAGACTTTACCTTATTGACCAATAATTGCAACATAAATAATACAGCAGTATATTCAAGACCTGCGATTACAAGGTTAAAAGAGGTAACAGGGGAGTTGATTACGAGCGACGAAGTTGATCCATTTGCTCCTCTACCAGTTGACAAGGTTTTACAGGTAAAATTTTATGAATATTTAGGTGTTGATGAATTGGGAAACAGACAGCAATATTTTCGGGCGAGGTTATTTAAAGATGTTTTAAATTCCCTTGTTAACGAATGTAACCTAACGATAGTATCTAATTTTTTTAATATTAACCGGGATAATACAAACCCGGACAATGTTGTATATGAAAGAGCGCAAATAGAGGCGTATAATCTACTTATATGGCAGAAGTCAGACATAAAGCGACCGAATAGTTTTCAAGGCGCTACGATAGGGAATTTGACGTTAAAACAGGCTTTAGAGATTGTTGGAGTATTTAATTGCTCATATAAGGTCGAACCGGGTAATATATTACGCATTGAGCATATTTCATATTTTGAGGGTGAGGAAACGGAGGGCGAAGATATGACAGTAACCTATCCCTCAAGGGTAAACAACCGCAACACTTATTCTTATGATGACAACGAGTTGGTCAAATATGATAAGTTTACATGGATGGACACCGTTCAAGACAGGGATTTTAAGGGCGTAGATATTGAATACCTAAACGATTGCAGCGAGAATACCCGGTCTTATGCTTTTGGCAGGGTAACAACCTCAATAAGCGAAATAATCGAAAACGCTAATAATTTTACAGACGATGGATATGTTTTAGCTTCTGCGGTTTTGATTGATGGGGATTATATCGTTGTTTCAGATAGAGGAAAGATAACTAATGAACCTAAATTAAACGCTCCATTATCTTTAGCCAACCTGCATTATAATTATTGGAGATACGACAGACCGTTTGAAAGCGGTAATATGAATGGAGAGGAAACACAATTCATCACAACAAAGAAAACCAAACGACAAGGGATTATCAATTTACCTATAAACCCGGATGACTTTTTCAGTTATAATTTTAGAAATTTGATCAAAACAGGATTAGGTTGGGGAATGCCGAGCAATATCACTTATTCCGCATCGTCTTGTTTAGCGTCATTTAATATATTGCATAATGATTAATCGAATAAACGCTTCGTCTATATTGCCGTTTTATACTAACCAAAACCAACAATACGCAAAGTATTATTGGAACGCAGGGTATTTGATTCCGGTGCATAGACGAACACTTATACCTTTTCAGATTAGAGTTAATGGAACAGTAACGGCAGTAACTGAATTTAAACTATTGCCTATTGCCGGGAATGCTATTACCCTAAACAATAATTTGATTACACTAACAACCGAAAGCGGAACTACCTATGTTACTTATAATGGAGGCGATACTGGGGCGGATCACCCATGCGGAAATTATACAATCAAAGTTCAATTAGATAGTAGCACTAACCTTTACAGCGATATAGTAAGGTTGTATAACTTCACCAACGATGTTGATTTTGAGAGATGGTGGAAACTAACCTACAAGCCAAGTTTTAATGTTTTGCATGGTATGAGATTTGGGAATGTATTTACCCCTCATTTATATTTGGAGGGTTGGGTAGATTACCCGGAAATAGAAAGAGAGGAATTGATTGACGTTGATCAGACCGGACAGCAAGTTTTATCGTCTGCATTCACTAAAGAAAGACAGGTTTTAGTAACACAAGCATTGCCAAACCAATTACGCTATCCTTTATCATTATTGAGGGAGTTATCGACTGGATTGGCGACAATAAGTAATTTAAAAAATACAGATTTAGTTTTCAATATATCAGAGCCGGTATTTGTTTTCTCAAATGCTAACAATCAGTATTACACTTCGGGGAGATTATTATTTACAGCACAGCGAGATTTTGTCAATGCTTGTGGTGTTGATTTGAGCGGATATGTTGCATTCGGTGAGATTGAGGACGGTAGTATTGTTTTCGGGGAGGAAGTAGATGGAGGCGTAATCTTTGGATATTTACAATAATGACAGCGGAAGAATTTGACAGACAGCTGGAAGAATCAATTAACTTGTTAAGGCAAAACAGGAGAGATGAAGTATTGCGTATATCAAGTGATTTAAAGGCTTTGGTTCAATTAAGAATACAAACAAGCGGTGAAAGCCCGACTGGGGGTGCATTTGCGCCATATACGTCTAAATATGCTAAATACGGACGTAGAAAATTAGGGTATCAAGACCAATACTTTGACTTTACCCGGACAGGACAGGCATTTGCCAATATTAGACCGATTGTAACAGAGGACACAGATGACAGCACAACGGTAACGGTCAGCGGTGTAAATCAAGACACTAACGACAAACTACGAGGACAAGTAAGAAAGAGGGGAAACATATTAACGCCGAATAATGAGGAATTGGATATTGTCAGAGAAGCAAACAGGCGTAGGATTCAAAAATACATACCATGAAATCAATTATTGCAACGAGTATAAGGGATGCACTTATAGGAATTGACTGGCTTGATCCGGAGGTTAAGTCAAGGGCAGCCGGGTTGGTTATTAAGACTACTAAACAGGTGAAACAAGGCGATGGCTTCATTAATGTAACATTTCCAATAACCAACGATTTAGATGGGAAGAAATGCTATGAAACCGGAGATTATTACGCTATGCTTCCAAATGCTAATTATGCAAGTGTGATGTATATTGAAGCACCGAACCCTTTGACTTTTCAGTATGATGAACAAAGGCGTCAAGTGGTGTATTCAGATAGCATGAGATTGGTTATTTGGGGAAATATGAAAAAGGTTGGTAGTAATGACTTGAACGCAGTTGATAGGATTATATATCAAATCACTAAAACACTAACAGCAACACCGGGAAACAGGGGCATCGATAGTGGTTGTATTGAAGTAACGGACACAAGAATAACAGGCGGTAAAATAGATATACTAATAAATGGCATTGAGGTTAACAATCCGGCAATATTTAGTGAGTATTCATGGGTGGATAAAACACAGGCGTTCACTTATCCCTATCAATATGCGAGGATCACGATGCAAACGTATTTGAGAATGGGGTTAAATTGTTTAGAGGATTTAGAATTAGCAGAAAATGAGTTATGTTAAAATGAGGCAATTTGTTTGTTTTGAGTGTGGGTATGAAGAATTACACTATTCACCGCAGCCTTATATTGTTTGCCCGGAATGTTTTGAACCAAACGCAATAAATGATGAAATTATTGATGACGAATTACGAATTGATATGGATGAGTTATATGATGGCGAGTGAATTAGCAATAGGTTTTATTTTCGGCTTATGGGGAGCGTTATTTACAAAAGTGCTGACCTATGATGACGAGATATTTGGGTTTATCCCCCGATTCTTTGTTTGGCTTAAAGGCGACTATGAATTAAGGTGGTGGGAAAAACCTATTTATGTTTGTCCTTATTGTGTGGCTGGGTGGCATTTAATTGCCTATTGGCTTATCTTTGTTAAACTTTCAATACCAATTTTAGCAATTATAACGGCGATGTCTATCGCTTATTTTTTACGCAAATGAAGCAATTACCAAGAAAAGAAAACGGCGATTACGCAAGGGAATTTAAAGCTAACGGCAATAAATACATTATTCGTTCGGCAGATGAGGGGATAGGTATTTTGCGCTGGTCTAAATTACAGTTAATGAGTTCTGTATTAGGTTATGGAGCGGATTTGGCTAAATTAGAACAAGGCTTTAGTAGATTGAGTGATATGTTTAATGGATTCGTAAAAGGAACGAATACTATTTTTGAAATAGCGACGCATATCAATGAGATGCGAGGTGGAGCGGTTGAGGATTCAAGGCGTATGTATAATTATGCGTTTTGGACAGCTTGTTTATTTATTGTCAAAGAGGGTGAGGATATGAGTAAATTTGTAGAGGAAGAACAAGAAGCAAAGATAGACGACTGGAATAAAGAGGGTATTAATGAAAAGGATATATTGGAATTAACAAAAAAAAAATTGATGGAATACATAACCGCTTAAAATCTTTACTGACTGGTGGCGACGATGGGGCAAAGGTTATAGGCAGGGCGATATTAAGGGGTAATTCAATATATCTGTTAAAGTTAGAATTAGAGATGCAAGTAAACGAAATGATTGAATTTATAATGGGTGTTCTACCGTACCAAAAGAATGACTTATTGTTATTGCCGGAAGATCAGTTCTTTATGACTATCGACCGGGCAAAGGTAGCGTATGAACGCCAAAATAAGGCGAAAAATGGCTGACGTAGAATTTAAACTAAAGTTTGACGATTCCGAGTTGTTACAAGGTATGCAACGAGTGAAAACGTCAAATGATGAAATAAAGAGAGGTATTGATGACATAACAAAGTCAACACAGGAAATGGGTAAGGCTGGGGCAGAAGCAGCTGAGAAGAATGAGGAGGGCTTACAAAAATCAATCGAGTTAGGATCTGAAATAAAAAAAGGTTTATTAGATGCGTTACAACAATATGGTTTGATCAATGCCCAACAAAAGAAATTTATAAATGATTCTTTAGAGGGTTTTAAAAAAATAAAAAACCCATTAACTTCTTTAAAAGATTCCTATAAAAATTTAGGTAGCGCAGTCGGTAATTTTGGCAAAAGTTTAACAGGATTAGCAAAAGGAACGTCAAATTTAGTAGGGGTATTTAGATCTGCTGGGTTAGCAGCGAGAGCATTTGGATTAGCATTAGTATCAACCGGAGTAGGGGCAATAGTAGTAGCATTAGGATTATTAGTAACATATTTAATAAAGTCAGGCAAAGCTGCCGAAGTTGTAAGTAAAGTAATGAGAGCGATTGGCGCTACCGTTGAGGTTGTTGTTGAAAGGATTACTAAATTAGGTGAAGCGGTTTTTAAGGTCTTAAAAGGTGATTTTAAGGGCGCAGCAGATACCGCAGCACAAGCAGTAAAAGGCATTGGTGATGAAATTACTGACACTATTAAGAAAGCAGAATATTTACAGATAGCAATAGATAATTTAGAAAAAGCATCAAGGGCATGGAAGTTAACGAGTGCAGAATTAGAGGCTCAAATTGATGACTTAATGACTATTGCTAATGATGGATCTAAAACCTATGCAGAACGATTACAAGCGATAACAGAAGCCCAAAAGGTTTCCGGGCAATTAAATAAAGGTAACCTAAAATTGCTATATGAGGAATTAGCTATTGTTCAAGAAAATTTAGAGAATAATGAAAAAGATAAAGACTTATTAGATCAACAAGCTGAAATAATATTAGCCATATTCAATGAGGAAAGGAAAGGTTATAAAGACATTAATAAACTAAAAGAGGATGGCGTTAAAATCAATGAAGATAGAATTAAAAAAATAGAAGAGGAGGGAAAGAAAGTCAAAGAATTAAAAGACGCTTATGAAAAGTTGATCGAGAAATTTAATGAGCAAGTTCAAAAAGCGGAATTAGATTTGATTACTGATCCTCTAAAAAAGGCACGGAAAGAAATGGAAATAGTTTTAGCTGAAATTGACTTAATGGAAGCGACTATTCGTAAAAGTGCTATGGCAACCGGACAGGCTTTGCCGGAGGGTTTTGAGGCTGGGATAAAAAGTTTAAGAGAGTCAGCTTCTAAAGAATTTAGAAAGTTAGTTAAAGATTCAATACCAACAGAAAAGGAAAATAAAGACATAGCAAAACAAGCGTTTTCAGCTTTAACAGGTAAAGATGCAGAGGAAGAAATAGCAAAAGGATTACAAATTACTATTACAGATACGAGAACAAGACTTCAAAAATTAGTTCTTAATGCCCAAGCTACATTATTCGATGCGTTTAAAAAGACATTTAATTTAAGTTCAGAAGAGGCAAAAATAGCTTTAGGGTTTTTAGAGCAATACGGACAACAAACATTATCCTCAATTATAGATATTGCAGCTGTTAACTTCCAACGTGCTTTGGGAAGAATAGATGCTCAAATCAATTCCTCAAAAGAAAATATCCAAACATTAAACAGTCAGTTGGAAGAGGAACGCAGAAAACAGGAGCAAGGATATGCTAATGATGTTGGTTTATTGGAAAAAAAATTACAAGAAGAACAAAGGATATTAACAAAGGCGCAAAATGAAAAATTAGCTTTACAGAAAAAAAATGCAAGGCAACAATTAATTGTAGACGCTGCACTACAAGCAAGTCAGACAACACTTGCAGTTGTTAACTTAATACGGTCTGGGGCATCAAATGGTTTGATCGGTTTATTCGCAGCTGCGTCCGGGATTGCTTTATTATTTTCCTTAATAGCTAAATCAAAAGCACAGGCAGCATCACTTCAAGACATTCCTAAATTTAGAGAGGGAACGGAATATCTTACAGGTAAAAGTCATGAGCAAGGTGGGGTATTAATTGAAGCAGAGGGAGGGGAAAGAATATTGTCTAAAAAGCTAAATGCAAAACTCAAAATGAGCAATGAGCAGTTAGTGAATTACGCTTTGATCGGGGAGAAAATGATAAAAGGTTTCGGAGCAATGGCTAATGAGAGAAAAGCAGACTTATTCCGCTATGAGCAATCTAATGCCTTATATACAGCTAATATGATCAAAGATTCAATTTATGGCGCAATGAATGAGAATAGCGACAGATTGATTGATTACTGGAAAACTCGTCCGGTGGTTATCCCTACACCAACCGGAACGATTGCGGAAAGTTATGAGGGATCGACTAAAGTGAGAAAAAAATATCGCATGATTTAATTTTTTTAGTGGGAATAGTGAATAATTAAAAAATAGTTTTTATATTTACATAAATTATTAACCACTAAAATTAAGAGCATGAAAACATTAACTTATCAAACAGCTTTAAAACAGATCAAAGAGGGTAAAATCGAATGTATTACAGACCTCAAAATTGGATTTGTTGAGATTCGCAGACATACAGGCAAAAGAGAAATAATCAATATTGTTGAAACCAATAAGGGTTATATCTTAACTTATAAAACACATTAATTAACCACTAAAATTTTTAATCATGGCAACAAGGTCAAGTTATCTAATTACAGAAAACAGAAACGGTAAAAAACTAAAGATCGCTAATGTTTATTTTCATTACGACGGCTACCCGGAGGGGCATCCTGCAGAAGTATGTGAATGGTTGTCCCAGTCATTTATTACAAATGGCTATGGGAAACAAAATAATAACATATTTAACGGTGCTGGTTGTTTAGCTGCGCAATTTGTGGCTAAATTTAAAGAAACAACCGGGAATGTTTATTTGTATGGTATAGAGGATTATGGCAAGGCAGGAGAGGAATATCTGTATGAGATTTATATTGATGGGGGTAAAATAGAGTTTATCGCAAAGAGGATAATTTGGGATTCATTTATAAATAAATACGATGGGTTTTGTGAAATCTTTAGAGGAAGCACAAAAGACTTTGCAGCTAAATATTACAAACCGGAAGAAGTTAATTAATCCAACAAAAGAGTGTAAGTAGTTTTTTCATGCTTTGATGTTTGAGCGCCTTGATTATAAACGTATAATTAGGGCGTTCTTTTTGCATTTACATTTTGTAATTGACATAAGATATTAGTATTTGTAATTTTACATTGAAAAATTGCACTTATGACAATAGATCAGTTTATTAAAGAAAATGAAACCGCATTAAAGCAAAAAGGGGCGGTTGTATTAGAGCATAAAGGATTTGCTAAAAAGACAAGGTTTGGGGAGCAGGTTTTAGTAAATCAAAGATTTGATGCAGATGGAGATCCTCTGAAAAGGGTATTTGTAAAAAGAATGGTTAATGGCAAGTATGTATTGCCTTATGAATATGCCGAAGCTGGTTGGGTTGAGTATAAACAGCCAGTTATAGTAAAGAAAAAAGATAACATAATCGAATAACAATGAAACAGTTTATTCCAATTAATAAGAAAACAAAACAAGAATACCCGGCTATTGACGCAACGGATAAAAAAGACGCTGCGCTAAAATGGAATACGGTATTTGAGGGTTTTACTGGTAAGTATGATTTTAAAGAAGTTATTAGTGTTGTGCCTAAACCGGAAAGGGCAGTAAATATTCCGGTCAAGAAAGAAGAAAATTAAATTTATGGAATTAGAGAATGTAATCATTGAGTTCGCCAAACTCGCAAACATGGCAGAAAATGAGGTCAATGACCTGTATGTAGTTGAAAAGGATGAGGATGGAAATGAAGTAAGGAAATTAGCAGATGTTAATGAGGCGATTTCAAAAGTGAAAAATGCCACAGCTGCCAAATTTAACGACATTAAAAACAATCACTACGGCAGGGGATTGAAAGAGGGTGCGTCTAAATTTGAAAGCTACATTAAAACACAATTTGATTCCGATAAGCAAGGAACTGAATTACTGCAAGACTATCTTACTCATATTGAAAGTAAAAGCCAAAAAGCAAAAGACAAGTTCACACCGGAAGAATTGAAAAATAACCCGGTAGTTAAACAGTTAGTCGATGCGGAAGTTAAGGCTTTGAAAGAGGAAAAAGACCGGGTATTGAATGAATTGAATGGTGAGAGAAATCGGTATTATACCGAGAAGTTAACTGAAAAGGCGAGAGGTGAAGCGATTAATGTATTAGAGAGAATCCGTTGGGCAAAGTCAGACGATCATGAACAAGCGGAAAAACAAAAGAAGGCTATATTTTCTCTAATAGATTATTCACGCCTTAAATTAGATGGGGATAAGATTATATTGGTAGACGCAAATGGTGAGCCGGAAAAAGACCAATATCACAATCCTATTAGCTTTGAAAGTTATATTGAGGCATTAAATCCATTTGGTATTCACAGGGTTAATCCTAATCAACGAAGTCCGCAAGGGCAACAAGGCAATCCAAATTCGCCAACATTGAAAATAAGAAGTCAACAGGAATATGACGAGTATATTCGTAAATATCCGAAAAACAGACTTGAAGCAATGAGGGCGTTTAGATCGCATTTAGAGGGGGTGTAGATTACCTTTATACATATAGAAACCTGCCGTTCGCTCCATATTGGGGCAACGGCTTTATTTTTTAAAAACTTAAACAAAACAAAATGGCAGCAGGAGATTTTACCGCTTCAGCGAGTTTGAGAATACAAGAAAAACTTTTTGAAGCATTCCAAGATCCAACCCCAGCAACCTCTGAATTTTCCACTCCGGTTAAGACAGCGGAAACCCTTTTATCAAAGAATACAGCGAGGGTAAATGAGGTATTGGTTAACGGCAGATGTGAGGGGTATAAAATTATGTGGCTAAAGTCTGGCGTTGATTCTATTGACTATTCCGGTGATGGTGCAGGGTTGTCCCTTAACTGCGATGTAGCAGATGGGCAAGAGTTGGAATCAGACGACAAGACTTATGACGACAATTTGCGTATTGTTGCGACTATCAGAGTTGATGACGACTTATGTGCAAATGATTATGTGTTTACTGAATTGAGCGCACAGGCGTTGCAAAAAGCAATGAATGACATTAGAAAGTCATTGTGTGTTAATTTGGTTAACTTTTTAGATGCTAATGCACAGGCAAACCTTGACAGTTCTGTAACCGGAATTGATTTGGGAAATGGTGCATGGGGAGTTAATAATGATGGTATTACTATTGAAGTACCAAAATTGGACTTCAAAACTCCAGATACTTTGGCAGAAATTGATGCTATTGTCCAAAACAATAATATCTATGGAAATTATTTCCTTTTAAATGGTAGATCAAACTTCTACAATGCTAAATTCAATGCAGACTTTAAAGGTTTAAATGACGATGGTAGAAGTATTCCAGCTACATTTGGGGCGTTTGATATGGTTCACGATTTGAGATATTTGGATCAAACATTGAGCGGATCATATACATTCGCAGTTAACCCAAATGCTTATGTAATATGGAATAGATCATACAGCCAATTAGAGGCGGTAATGGTTGACACTTCAAAGCAAATCTGGGAGTTCTATGTAGAAGATCCATTTTTAATGATCATGGAAAACGGCGTAATGCGTCCGGTGAGATATGAGATTGCTTACCAAAAAGTTTGCACAGGTAGAGATACCAACACAAGACATGCTAATAAGCATAATTGGGAAGTGAAATACTTGGGAGGTAGAGCGACTGCTCCGGCTGGTGTTGCAGGTGATACTGGGGTTGTTAAGTTTAAAGCTATCGCAGCGGTGTAATTGCTTTTTTATACATGGGGTGAGCGTAATGCTCATCCCTATTATTAAAACAAAAAACTAAAAGAAATGAGTTTAAAATTTAAGGCAGCAATTATAGTATGTGTTGGCTTATTGGTAGCTGCGACCGTAACAAGCCAATTTGAGGATCAAACCGGAAGCGGTGCGGTTGTTTATCAATATCAATTCCCGGTTGATACGTTAAGAGATGGGCAGAGTGAAACCTTTACAGTTCCTACATTGCTATATAGCAAATGGGATTATTCGTGGACAGTAACGGCTACACAGGATTCCGGGACTACTGGTTTGACTTTGAAGTTGTATGAGAGTGCATATCAACAAGGCGATACAAGCGCAAACGGAACGACTACATGGGTTGAATTGTCAGATACTTTAGCGGTTGCAGGTTCAGCTACTAAACGATTGAACGGCACTCCGGTATATGGAATACGACAAAAAGCGGTTGTTACTGCGACAGGTGCGCAAAAGACTGGTTATAACGTAAAAGTTGTTTTGAAAAAATACTAATCAATGAGTGATTGCCTTGATACTTTAATTGGCTTAACAGATGTTGATTGTGAATGTTTTGAGGATGATAGACCGGAGGGGTATGATACTTCGACTTCCGGGTATTATATAACAGACGCAGACGAGGGGTTCAACATATTAGAAGCATTGGCAAGTGGTTTACCATGCGGTGATGCTAATATATGGGATGCAATGGTTAAGGCAAGAGATAAGGCGATTGTAAGATTAAGAACGGATTATGTAGATAAGTTGAGGGAAGTAAGACGCCCTCGACTTAATACTTTTAATTCAGTCATAGGTAAAATAACAGCTAACCAAATAGTCGCAACGGCTTTTCCTTACGCTGGCGTGAGAATGTTATTACAGGAGGTAAAAGGTGGTGAATTTGTTATTGAAGAGTTTTATATCGGTTTAGATAAGACTAAAACCGTAACCCTTAATATAGTTTCAAACGATCCATTGTTTACGCCTATTCAAGTAACAGGAACAACAGAAGCCGGAAAGTTTAAATCCATTGAGCCAAATTCACCTATTATATTACCAATGTATGCAGATTTGGTGTTGAATAATACAGGTGATGAGCGTTTAAAATATTGGATTTATTACTCAATACCAAATGATAGTCAGCCGTTAAATAATCGTTGGGTATGTTGTGGTGCAAACCCTAATTGGAAAGCGCATTTAGATATTTCCGGCTTTACAACGAATGACGTAACTATTCCTATTGAAACAGGCGGTGGTGGATCAGCAATGGGGATAGCTATGAGGGGATATTTTAAATGTAATGATTTAGACTGGTTTTGCAATATTGACAAAGAAGCCGGGATAAGTTATCGTAATGTTTTAGCAAAAGCGTTACAGGCAAAAAGTGCAGCATACTTAATGAATTATGTTTTAAATAAGCAAGACGTTTCGCAATATACCTTAATGAATAGAAATGAGATGCACGACAAGAGGGCATATTTAGAACAACGCTATTTAGACTATATGACATGGTTGATTGATAATTACCCTACCAAAGCGAATGATTGCTTTGTATGTATTAAGAAGATTGAAAAGAAATCAATGATAATTTAAAAATTGAGAAATGAGTATAAATAATTTTGTAACCTGTCCGGTAAATTGCAATGATACGGTTGCTTTAGGGGCAATCCTTACATTACAAGATTGCACGACTTATGAGCAAAAATATTCCCAAGTCAAAAGTATAATTTTGACACCGGATGGACAGGCAGCGCCTTTTAATTGGGCAAGTGCGCCAACAATTACTATTGTAAGTGGGGAAATTGACAACACGACTACAAATGGCACAAAATCCAAATGGTTAGTCGGTGAGGGTGGTATTCCAGCTGCGGAAAAGGTAGTAGACGAATATCCCGGTCGTAAGACAAGAACGAGTTTTAGGACATATACTTTGACTTTTAATGTTAAGAATTTAAGTCAAGCACAATATGACTTTTTAAGGTTATTACAATGTGGCGTAACTGATTTTAAATTGTGGTATGAAACCGTTGGCGGTCATTTGTTTGGTGGTGCAAATGGTGTTGACATTTCCGGTCTTGACGTAGATTTCATCTACGGTGAGGGTAGAGATGACAAAGAATATGCAACAATCACAATTAATTGGGAAGCGGATGGAGATCCCCCAAGAGGCGTTTCACCTTTAGCATAATATTATGAGCATAACCATAACGCAGGTCAAACAAATTACGACTGGTGCAAGGATTACAGGCATTGGAACGGTAGCCTCCCCGCTTAATGTGCCTAATGGAGGTATTGATTTACCTGCTTTAGCAAACGGAACACCGGGAAAAGTCATAGGATTTAATGGAAATGGAGCACCTGCCTTACTTGATATGGCAGGTTTCTCTGTTTTCAGTTTAGGTAATGATGCTTATGTAATAGCGTCCGGGTTTGGTACTACCTTTTCAAAATCAAATGGTGAATTAACTTTTACTGTTCCGGTGAATGTAGATATAATAGGAGGATGGGTTTGGTTGGCTGCAAGTGAAACCGATGGTTCAAACAACGCTTATTTGAAACTGAATTATGCCGGAACAAGAATATTCAATCAAGACATAGCAAGGGCGAGAAAACCTATTATTGACGTATCCAGCGGGGCGGTTTCTCCAAGTCGAAACAGTCCAGCGTATAAATCAAATACCGTTCAACAAGGTATAACAGCCGTTGGCAATAACAACATAGAGGTTTTATTACAAAATGTTGGCACTATTTACCCGGAATTGTTGATCAGTTTTACCGTATAAAAAAAAGCAATGAAGAAAATTTTATTATTTATCCTTTTGCCGTTTATAGCACAAGCACAAATGGTGCGCTTTGGTGGCAATGTTTCTGGAATAACGGTGAGCCAAATACAGGGCGATACTTTTAGGGTTAAGGGTAATTTTAATGACATAACAGGGGTATCAGTAGGAACGCAATTACAGGCAGGGGATATATATTGGAGTCCGGCATTGAATGCAGGTGATACTTGTAGGAGAATGGTTGTTGTCAGCGCAGATACTTTATTTGCCGGGTTTGTTAATTTTCAAGTCAATGTTTTAGGTCAAGGCGCACCATCAACGCAAAATTCAAAGTTAATGAGGGAAACTCCAAATCAATCCCTTGACTATATTCCGCAAGGTGGTAATGAAGCGTTAAGGGAATGTATTTCACAATATTATTCTAATATTCTTGACAACCTTTTAGGGCAAGGCGGTGGTTTAGCGTCTGTATTAGTGGATTCATTAACTATTGTGGGTAATGGGTTAAATGATAGTTTAAGAGTTGATACTAACGTAATGGCTACGATCAAGGCGTTAAATGATTCATTAGCTTTAATTACAGCGTCTGTTTCGGTTGATAGTGTTACGATTTTAGGGGATGGGCAGACTACGCCTTTAAGAGTTGATACGACAGTCATTGCGACATTGAGCGCATTAAGGGATAGTTTAGGGGATGGTATGTACCAAGAAACATTTTACCCAAATGGATCACAGAATGTTTTTCAAGTAACTTTATCAGGGGGGATATTACCGGACGATAAAAGCGATATTTTGGTTTTAAGAAATGGGGTGGTATTAGATGCTGGATATATATTAAATTTAGATGGATCAAATGGTCAATTAGAATTGTCCTTTATGCCAGACGATGGGGATGAGATTGTAATTATATGGTTTAATGGGGATGTAGCGGTGAGTATTGGCGGTGGTGGCGGTGTAGATTCAGTATATACGGATGGGATAACAGCTTTAGGGAATGGGTTATTGATTGATAAAATTAGGGTAGATACGACATTAATTGCTACTCAAACCTATGTTGCAAATGCAATCGCTCAATCGGGTGCAGGAGATATAACGGGGGTAAATGCAGGGTATGGTATAGGCGGTGGCGGTTTAAGTGGGGATGTAACAATAACCACAGATACAAGCGTTATTGCAGCCAAAGAATGGGTTGATATTAAATTAATCCCTAAAATGGAAGAGGTAGTTGCCAGTATGTTTTTAATAGGCAAAGGAATTGTCGGTGATACTTTGACTATTGATACTATGTATGTGGCTTCAAAAGAATATGTTGACAATTCTATTGCAGGGGCAGGTGCAGGGGATATAACAGGGGTTAATGAAACCCCTCAATATGGTATTATTGGAGGTTCTGCAAGTGGGTCGGTCTTGTTAAGAGTAGATTCTACGGTAATTGCTGACAGATCATGGATACAAGCACAAGGGTATAATTCCGGTGATTTTATTGCAACAGGTGCGACAAGTGGTAACGGTATAACAGGATCAGCAACAGGGATAGGTTCAACATTTACGGTAACGTCAAACGCTACCAACGCAAATACACCCTCAACGATTGTTTATAGAGATGCAAGTGGTAATTTTAACGCCGGAACGATAACAGCATCGTTGACAGGCAATGCTTCAACGGCGACAACATTACAGAATGCAAGGAATATAAATGGAACAAGTTTTAATGGTAGTGCTGACATAACTGTTCCTGTAAATGCGACTAATAGAACGACAAGCGAAAGCGGTCATTTGTTGTTTAGTGGCACGACTGCGACCGGGAATATTCCGGTTTATACAAATACTAACATAAGGGTAAACCCTGCAACGTCAACGATAACAGCGACATTGAGCGGAACGGCTACGCAAGTGTCTAATTCATTGGATGCCGGGTATGGATTGACTGGTTTAAGTTTTACAGGGGCAGATCAAAGAACATGGGCAGTTGATACTTTAAACCATATAGCATCAAAGGCTTATGTTCAAGGTTTAATTGGAAGTGGTGGTGTAACAGCTACCAACGGCGCTACAAATAAATTAGCTTTCTTTACAACTGCAACAAATATTGATGGGGGTTCAAGGTGGAGATTTGGCTATCAAGCAGATCCGGTTTTAACAAATTCAACGGATGTTTTCTATTATGGCAATGCAGGATTGACTGATAAGTTTAGTGTATTTGGAAAGACATATTTAGAGGATGCTACAATCGCAACATTAGCAGCGACTACATTTAATGTTACTAATTTTGGAGTAACAAATTTAACCGTAACTAATAACGCTACATTTAACGGTGCAGGGGGTTTAAATTCATACTTTAATCCCGGTGGTCAGTTAGGTGTTCAAACATTACCCAACACTTCAATACCATACTCTATAACAGCATTAAGAGGAGCGCATTTTAATACTTCTCAAAATTCATTAGATCAAGGAGATTTTAAAATAAGTAGCGGTGGACAAGCAAATATGTTTTTTGTTGATGCTGGTTTAAATTCTATTGGGGTTGGTGTTGCTCCTCCAAACAATAGCTTTAATATGCATATTAATAATGGGTTAAATATAAACCATGCTTTTGGTAGTGGGCAATTCAATGGATTAAATGTTAACGGATCAAGTGGAAATCCAAGTTTATTATATGTTAATCCACAGGTCAATAATGTAGGTATTGCAATAGGTTTACCTGCAAGTTTTGTCAAGTTAGACGTAAACGGATCTCAAAGGATATATGACAATTCTTTAGTATTTCAAAACACCGGAACAGGCGCAGGTAGTTTATTAGCAGGTACAAGAATGTTTTTAACTTCAGGCGGCACAACATTTAATATTGATAATCAAAATGCAGGGGCGATAAGAATATATACTGGGGGAAATGTAAATAATGGTATAGAAATTGGGGCAACAGGAATTGTAAATATTGGAGGCGGTGGAACGGGAAAATTAAATGTTACTGGGGATGTTGATTTTAATGGTAATACATATTTAAGGAATAACTTATTTCAATATATTCCTGCAAGTGGTGGAGGTATAAAAATTCATAATACTGTAACTGGAAGTGGTGGAACTGATGGCTTTGCTATTTTAGGTATCGATAATGCAGTTTATCTTAATAATTATGAAACTGCTTCTATTATAATACAAACAGGTAATGACAATACCAAATCAATACAATTAAATTCATCAGGACAAGTAAGAATAGCTAATTTATCAAATATTTCTGATGTTGGCGCAAGTAGTAATGGTACGCTTCAAGCTGCAAGTTCAGACACTACTTTAAAAGAAAATATCATTGACAATACAATAGGAATTGAAACAATAAAAAATATTCAAACTATAAAGTATAATTGGAAAGATAGAGAGGAACAAGGTAATGATATAGAGATTGGTTTTAATGCACAAAATTTAGAGCAAGTTTTGCCGGAATCAGTATATAGAATAAAAAGCAACGGTAAATTAGGTATTAAAAAGTCAGTTATTATTGCAGTCTTAACTAAAGCAATTCAAGAACAACAAGCTATGATTGAGCAATTACAAAACGAAATAAAAGAATTGAAGAAATGAGAATATTATTCTTTCTATTCCTGACAATAAATTTAATGGGGCAAACACCTCCACGAGTAACATTTAAGCAAATCCAAAAAGACACCTTAACAGGCAGTATTGCCGTTAGCGGTCTTGATTCCAACTTAACCTATTCCCGAAACTTTTACATAAGTGCGGATTCTTTTTTAATACTTTACGGTGATACGGTTGGGCAAGGATCATTAAACGCTATATTAGTCGATGGGGTAACAATTTTAGGAGATGGTGTGAACACTAATTTAAGCGCAGACACTAACCTAATTAAAGACATAATTGGCGGTATAATTAATGCCGGGTTAGGAATTGATGTAAGTTATAACCCAATAGATAAGGAAATACTCATTGAAAGTATGAGCATTGAGGACACAGTTTATAACGGCACAGGAACGCAAATTAACAAAGGAACGCCTTTATATGTGGTTGGGGTTCAAGGTAATTATTGGTCAGTCGCCCCAGCAGATGCAGGGGATATATCTAAACTTCCAGTCGTAGCAATCGCAGGTGAAAATATCGCAGATGGAACAGAGGGTTTGGCTTTAATCAAAGGGCATATTAAAGGGGTTAATACTTCTGCATTTACGGCAGGGGATGAGGTTTATGTTGCCGTTGGTGGTGGATATACTAATGTAAAACCTAAAGGTGAGAGTAATTATGTGCAATATTTAGGTAGTGTCATAAAGACAGATGCTAATGGTAGTGGCATTATTAATTTAGGGGAGGTTGAAAGCAATCTTAATCCGGGCAGGATATTTATTGGGGGAGCGGATTCAACGATAACAAGGGTAACACTAAATGATAGTATAAGCGCAATAGTGGGTGATAGTTTGAATTCAAATGTTGTTAGATCAATCACAGCTGGTACATTTTTAAGCGGTGGTACTATAACCACATCCGGAACGATTGCATTAGATACCGCTTCAGCAGGGTTAAAGACGTATATAAGTGATAATAAAGGAACAGTAAATTTAGCATCAGGCGTAACCGGAACGCTTCCAGTTGCAAATGGGGGAACAGGTGCGACTACGTTAACATCGGGAGCGTTTTTAAAAGGAAATGGAACAAGTGCGGTTTCGGGTTCAAGTAACTTAACCGAAACGGCTGATACTGTTTATGTGGCTAAGTTTTTGAATGTGGATACTTCCACTCTATATGTCGATGCGGTAAATAATAGAGTTGGGATTGGGACGAGTAGTCCTGCATATAAATTAGATGTTAATGGAGATTTTAATATAAATGCTGCAAATACCGATGATATAATGTTTATAAGAGGCACTTTTGTTGGTACTAATACAGCTGCTGATACTGGAATTATTAGAATTGGTGGTGGAGAACCTAATCAAATAAGAGGTTTTCTTGAAATGAGGCAAGTTTTTGATGGTACTTTTACAGATACGGATTTTGGAATTATAGCTACTGATGGAGGAGTAGCTGTAACAGAAGTTCTTACAGTTAAAGGCACAGGTAATATGGGGGTTGGAACTCAAACGCCTGCATATAAATTAGATGTTAATGGAAATGTTAGAGGTGATATATTTTATTCTGATAATAACTCTTTTGTTCAAACACCTTCTGATATAAGATTAAAGAAAAATATAAGTAGTTATAATTATATAACTGATAAATTAACATTATTAAATATTGTTAATTGGGAATGGAATGATGTAAGAGCAGAATTATTAGAAGGTAGAAATTCTAAAGATAAAATAATGCGAAAAACTGAAAGTGGATTAATAGCACAAGAAGTTGAATCTTTGTTTCCTGATTTAGTTTCAGTTGATAACACAGGATATAAAACATTATCATATATAGGTTTTATTGTTCCATTATTAAAAGGATTTCAAGAACAACAACTAATCATAGAAACCCAACAACAAGAAATAGAAACCCTTAAAACCCAATACAACGATTTACTTCAAAGGATTATTAATTTAGAAAACAAATAAAAATGAAACAGATATTTATTTACTTATTACTGCCTTTAATTGGATTAGCTCAAATCCCAGACACTATCTATTACCAACCCTTTACCTATACCGATACAGAAACAACCGGAACTTCTGATAGTCAGCTTTATATCTTATTCGAAGCCAAAACCTTACCAAATACGCTTTACAAACTTCCACAGCCTATTGACAAGGCAATGACTGGTACAGAGGTAGCTGACTATGTATTTAATTTAATTTACAGATATGAGAATTTAAACTGGTTAGATGAAGCTCGGATTCAGCAAAGGGTTAAATCAAATAGTTTGATGCCGACCGTAAATAAAATTATGCAGGATTTGACAGGGCAAGGTTATTTTATAACAGCAAGGAGTAAGTTTATTAATTCGCTACAAGGGGTTTATATTGTCAGGCAACCACAAAGGACAGCGGAATATTTCTTAATAAGAGCCAATGGGAATATTGCAGAATGTGATGAAAATGGAAGTGTGATAACTGGGGGAAAGACCGGACAGATACAAATATTCACAGAAAATAGATTTCGTGTGATGACATATTTTGGGCAAAACTTGATTTTCAACAAAGAATTAGATAGTCAGTTTTTCTATTCCGATAATGTTAAAATAAGAAAAATAAAAGAACTATGAAGTTTTTAGCAGCTATTCCATTCATTGATGGATTAATTAAAAGCAATGGGTTTGCGGTGGTCGTTATGTTTGGCATGATGACTGCAATGGCTTATACCTTATGGAATCAATACAACAAAACCAACGAAAGATTAAGTGTTGTAGAACAGCAGGTTTTGGAATGTTACCGAGAGAATATGAAAAAGACAAATGAATTGATTGAGCGAAACACAATAGTTTTAGAAAAGGTAGCTAAAGAATTACAGAAATGAAAACTGGCACAAAGATTGATTTTTACCCCATTGGTAAACCGGATAAGATCGCAAGGGGAACAGTAATGGCAGCCGTTGGGGATAATCAATACAAGGTAGCATTACCTAATGGCAAGGTCAAGTTAATAGATACCGTTTCGTTTGTTATTCAGAACTATTCTACCATTAAATTGGTATTAGAGTTTATTATTAAATTAATCAAAGAGTTAAGACCGGGCAACCGAGAAGAACGAAAAGCAATCAAAAATGAAATACGGAAAACCAAAAGGGAAGCCAAAACCCAAACCAAAAAAAAATTAGACAATCATACATATGAATGATTACCCGGAAGCAGCGGTTAATGCTGCAAAGAAAGCGTTAAAGTTTAAAGAGGATAATAATATAGATTGCGGTACATTCGTTGGTTGGGCAAGGGCGAATCAAATCGCTAAAAGGGAAAACCTGTCAATGACAACAATTAAAAGAACTTATAGCTTTTTAAGCCGGGCAAAAACTTATGATCGAGGTCGATATACTGATGAGGATGGCAAACCAATATGCGGAAGTATTATGTATGATGCTTGGGGCGGTGATGCAATG